TCTTAACCAATCTACTACTGAATTTATCAATTTCTCTGGTACTGTAACTTCTACCGGAATTGTTGATGTAACCGCCTAATTATGAATTATACTACTATTACTATTAACGATACTAAACTTGGACTAAAATTTGGAATGGCATCTTTCAGATACCTTTCAGATAAATTCGTAGAAGGTAAAGCATATTCAAATAATGAGCTAAACGAGATTGGGATTGCTCATATTTTGTATAGTGGTTATTACAACAATTGCTTGATAAAGGATGTGGAGATTGAGCATAGCTTTGAGTTCTTTGTAGACTTCATAGAGGCTAATTTAACTAACGAACAAGTATTGGATGAGGTAAAGTCAGTCATACAAGTTTGGAGTTCAAATGAGTTCTTGAAACAAAAAGAAGAAGAGAAGAAACCAGAAGCAAAAAAAAAGACTACTCGTGGGAAGAAATAGAAGCGTTTGCGTTTGGTGATTTATGCCTTTTGCCAAATGACTTCTATTCAATAAGTCCAAGGGAGTTTTCTTTGATGATAAGGGGAAATGAAAGGAAGAAAATTGATGCATATAAGCAAACAAGACTTTTGATGTTTACAATGGTGCGGTTAATGGGTGACCCAAAGACCGCACCTAAAACACCAGAGGCTTTGTGGGAATTACCAGGTGATGAGCATATCGAAAATGTGATGAGTGAAGATGAGATGAGAGAAATCTTTAAACGCTTAGGAAAATGAGTTTAGATATACAAGTAGGTGCAAATGTATCAGAGGCTTCGCAAAAGCTTACTAAATTCTATGCCGATTTAAAAAAATCCATAAATGAAGTAAATACTACTGCACAAAAAGGTTCTGATGCTTTTCAAAAAAGCACAGAAAAAATGGCTGAATCAACAAGGTCATTTGGCAAGGCATCACAAAACTCATTAACGGCATTATCTTTAACACTACAAGATTTACCATTTGGTTTTATAGGTATTCAGAACAACTTACCAGGTATTATACAAGGATTTGGTCAGATGAATATGGAAGCAAAAAATGGTGCTTCTGTATTATCACAACTTAAAGGTTCATTAATGGGGCCTGCTGGTATATTTCTTGCGTTTAGTGCGGTAACCGCTATTGTCACAACATTGACAATGAAGTATGGCGGACTTGGTAATGCTATTGATGCTTTATTTGGTAAAACAAATCTTTTAGCAGTTGCACAAAATGAATATAATAAAGAATTAGCAAAAGGAATAGGTTCATCTGCGACAGAAAGTGCAGAAATAACTATTCTTACAAAAGTTCTTACCGATTTATCTAAACCATTAAAGGATAGGCAAGCTGCTTATGTTGAATTAAATAAAATTAGGCCTGATGTTGTAGCTGGTATAAAACTTGAAAATATTTCTACTGCTGAATCAGTAAAAATAATTAATGCAAATGCAAAAGCAATACAAAAATTATTAATTCTAAAAGCACAAGAGGCAGCTATTTCAAATATTTTAACTTCAAATGCAGAGAAATTAACTGCACTTCAAATTGAAGAAAAGAAATTACAAAAAGATTTAACAAACGGTGAAGCTGCGTATAATAAAGTTAAAAAAGAAGGAGAAGTTATAATTGGTGCCGGTAGAACTGCAAGCCAACAAGCACTTATTGCAATTAATAATACTAAAGAAAGTATTAAACAAAATAAAATAGAGCAAGAAAAGTTAAATAAAGTTGCACAATCTTATATTAATTTACTTGATCCAACAATAAAAGGTATTGCAGAAATAGATTTACAGACAAGAAAATTAACAGATAGTACAAAAAAACAAGCAAAGGAAAGAGAATTTTATTCTAATATAACTGGAGAAAGCAATGCATTAGGCCCAGTACAAGCATTTTCAAGATATGTAATAGGGCAAACTAATTTACAAGTTAAATCTATTGATAAATTAATTGCAGCAAGAGTTAAATATAGAAAAGAAACATCTAAAGAAAGAGCAACTGAACTTGTACCAACAATAATTTCTGGTGAAGCTAAAATTATAAAAAATCAGAAGTTTTTAGATACACAAGCTATTGCAGCAGAATTTGCATTGGCAAAAGAAGTTATTGATGGTGTATTCTTTAATCCAATTGCAGAATCATTTGAGAATTTTATCAATACTGGTAAGTTTACATTTGATGAATTTGCGAAAAATATTAAAGCTAATATTGCTAAAATTGTAGCACAGATTGCAGCATCAAAAATAGTAGAATTATTAGGTACTATTTTTGCAGGCCCAATTGCAGGAGGATTATCACAAGGTGGAGGATTTCTTTCTGCAATAGGTAATATACTTCCAGCATTTAGAGCAAATACAAGATTTGAAGGCGTAAGACCATTGGCAACAGGCGGAGGTCAAAAGATAGATTTAGTTTTAAGAGGAACAGATTTAGTTGGATCAATAAATAGGACTAACGCACAAATATCAAGGGTTGGATAATGGCATACGGAATAAAATATAGAATTACTTTTAAGACATTGCAAGATGATACTTGCAAAGTTGATTTTTATATAGATGGATATAGTGGTAGTATTATTGATCTTGAACCTGCATCAAATCCATTTGTATTGCAAGAGTTTAATAGTGATGAAGATATTTATAAACCATTAAGACCTCAACAAGCTACTATAAATTTTATTAGTCAGCCAACTGTATCAATTGATGACTTTCTTAGCAATGCAGACACATATTGCTATGTAGCTTTTGAGTTTTTAAGTGCAGTACAATATTACTGGTATGGATATTTATTGCAAGATGATTTTCAAGAAAGTTGGCAAGACCAAAAGCACATTATATCATTAAAAGCAACAGAGGGTCTTGGATTATTGCAGAACCAGCCTTTAGCGGACAATGCAGGGGATGAATTAATTGGTAGATATACTCCATGGGAATTGATACAATACGCTGCTTATGGTACTATACAGACATTTGTAGAGCATAGGGTAATAAGCAATCTATACCATTCCTCAATGGATCCGATACTTGATGCTCCATCAATAGGTCAATGTTATATAGATGCAAGAACATTTAGTATTGGTGATGGAGAGTATGATAATAAATATAATGTACTTGATAAGATTAATTCAGCATTTAGTCAAACACTTTTACAATATAAGGGAAAGTGGATAATATTTAGACCAGAGGAGTTATTTATGCCAACTACTCAAAGTCTTAGACAGTTCAATATTACTCTTTTAGGTACAACAGTTAGCAATGTTAGATATGATATTGAGGTAGGAGTCAATGAGGATATAAAACCTATTGCTCCAGAGATGTTGCGTTTTATTAATAGACCAACAAAGATTGACCAAATTAATTTTACTTACGAATTGCCAAGTGAATTGATTTGTAATCAAAATTTAAGTAGAGGTGCATTAAATACTGCTGGTAGTGGATTTAATCTTTATGATGTAGATAGTTGGGATGCATATACTGGCACAAGAGAAAGTCCAACTGCTACTACAAAAGACCATTATAGAAAAGATACTTTAGATTCTTTTGGTGTAGTCACAGATAGTTTTCTTTACTTAGATAATGAAACAAGTGGTACATTTTTTAACTGGTGGCAAAGTTGTGATGTTCAAGTAACAACTGGAGATATAATTACATTATCTTTTAAATGGAGATGGAATCAAACCGGTGTTATATCAAGTCCTATTCCTACATTTAAAGTTGGTCAATTATTGTATAAAGCTGATGCAGCACCATCGTTTAGAGCATCTTTGACTAATGATGGTGTATGGGATATTTACCCATCAACTTGGGATAGTAAGGTTTATGCTAACCAAACTTATTTTACTATTACTCCAGGTGATAATAGTACAAGTGAAAATGGATATTTGTCATTTACTGTTACAAGTGAACCAGTAATTAGAGATGGGATAGTAAGATTATTATTAAGTAATACACAAAATTCATCTTACGATAATAACTGGAAAGATATTCAATTTAGTATTGACACTAAAGTAAATGGAAGATATTTAGATCAAATATCAGGCGATTACGATAAATTTACAAAAGCCGAAGATATTAGGGCAAATTTTGATGATGAGATATATTTGGAGGATTTGCCTAACTCAAATCTAATGGGTTGTATTTTTGATGCAGATAATGCATTAAGAACAACTCCAACCTGGTACAGATACAGATACCAAAAAGAGTCTTATCCTTTCAAGAAGCAGAACTTAATAGCGAATTGGGAGAGAACAAGATTCCATCGTAATAAAATTGATGTAAACTTTTTCGGATTAAAATACGGGTCACAACCTATTGGTTTAATTAACACAATAAAATTTGTTGATGATGACCCAAATAAGCTATACTATATAGCAAATATGAAAGAGATTGATTTTGCAAGTGCTACTTGGCAAGCTACATTGGTAGAAGTATATGACAATGATAGGGATTTCCTTATCAATACAAGTGCTACTTATACAAGTGCAGCTACAAATGGTCTTGTGCCAATTACGCTTAATTATGGTCAGTATTTTAGCGTAATTACTGGTAATAAACTTAGATATACTGGTGTTCCAACAATAACAATTGATTTTAAATGTAGAATAGTTGGAAGTATTACTGTTTCAAGCACTCCTGTACTTGTAAATCTTACACTTTATACAAATACTGCTATCTTAAAAACTATAAATATTACAGCAACATCAAGTCCATTTGCAGTTGATTTGGATTTTGATGTAAATAATGTAATTTTAAATACTAATGATGACATTGAATTAACATTAAGTCCGAGTATTACATCGTTAACTGTTACAAGTAGTTACCTTATTTTTAACAATAACGATTCACTATATCCACCATATCAATCAGGTTATATATATAAATAATGGCAGATCCAGTAAAAGCAGAAGGGTTAGTAATAGCATATCTCAACGAGAATAATGTCTATCCATTGGCTTGTGCCAAGAACTCATCTATTACGATGAGTAGGGATTTCTTGGAATTAGCACCTAAGACCAATGGTTTATATAGGGAATATATTACGGGAAGAAGAGGCTTCACAATTAGCGGAAGCGGATTGGTAAAAATGGCACAAAACTATATGCATCCGATTGGATTCTTTGATGATTTCTTTAGTGGAACCGATACAAAGTACATAGCTTTTCTTGACATGATTGATGCTCAGAATAATTATCGTATATATCAATTTGATTGTTATATACAAGATATAACACTTGATAGCACAGTTGGTGGTATCGCTAATTATAATTATACTTTACAAGGGACTGCTGGGTTTACTGAACTAACAATTGTTGATGATGAGGTAGTAGCACTTGGTGTTATTCCAAGTAGAGATACAGCTACCCATAAGCTTGTAGCGGTAGGATATGGTGGCAAATGGTATTACAATTATACTGTTACCGAGCCTACTCCTGGAACATTTGTTATAAACTTAGGAACTGCATTAAATGGTACTACTGTTATTGCAGCTTATATCGCATTATAATACAATTTATCTTAAATTTACAATATGATAGGCGAACATAATTTAAGGCCGATAAAGAAGGGCGATACATGGGTGATGACACTCGCATTTTATGATGATGAGTGCGAAACAACGCCTATAAATGTAAGCACTTATGTATTTAAGTTACAAGCAAAGAACGCGAGTGGAACGGTTATATTTGAGTGGTTGGATGCTACTTTTGCACAAATAGACAACTTTACAAGAAGGGTTACGCTTAGTCCTACTACCACAAATGGCTACACCGCTGGTGAGTTTACTTATGAATTGCAAGTATCAATTGGAGCAAACTCATATACTTGGATGCAAGGATATGTACAAGTTGATACACAAATAACATCTTAGATGGCAACGATAATAAAGATAGTATATAATGTAACTAACCCGGTTATAAAGGTAACGTATGATGTTACCAATATAACAGTTGCGGGTAATGATATAGCACCAGTTTACATAAGCTTGGACTATTCATCATCAAGTGCGGTTACGGTTATTACGAGTGTTGGACTTACAATGCCAACTGGGTTCTCAGTTGCAAATAGTCCATTAACGCAGTCAGGTACTCTTGCGGTTACTTATGCTTCGGGGTACTCTCTTCCAACAACCACAAAACAAAGTGAGTGGGATCAAGCCTATAATGATAAGATAAATAGTGCAAGTGTTAGTGGCACAACAACCAAGACTCTTACTCTTAACCAACAAGATGGTGGCACTATACAAGCTTCTTGGAGTGATATAGACACCGGACTTACCTCAGTTGGTTTGTCTATGCCAAGTGCATTTAGTGTCAGCAATACGCCTCTAACGGCTAATGGCACTATCTCAGTAACGGGGTCTGGCACTACATTGCAATATGTTCGTGGTGATGGCACTCTTGCCACTTTTCCTGCTTTGACTGGTTATGTACCTTATGTTGGGGCAACAACAAATGTTGATCTTGGCGAATATGAACTAAAAGCAGGTCAATTAACTCTTGATGTATCTCCAACGGGTACGGCAACAGTAGGAACAACAAGATGGAACAATACAATTGGAAGTAGTGAAACAACGCTAAAAGGTGGCACTGTTATACTAAAGAATGGTGTTGACTTAGTGGCAAGGATTGTAAATAAGGTTACTCCTAATACCACATTAACAAAGGCAGCATACCAAGCGGTTAGGGTTAGTGGTGCAGCAGGTCAAAGATTGGCAGTTGCATTTGCACAAGCAAACAACGACAACAATAGTGCTGATACAATAGGATTGGTAACTGAAACAATCGCTACAAACCAAGAAGGTTTCATCATCACAGTTGGTCAGTTAGAGGACATTAACACAACTGGTTCTTTGCAAGGAGAAACATGGGTGGATGGTGATGTTCTTTATTTGAGTCCAACTACACCTGGTGCGATTACAAACATAAAACCCGCAGCACCTCAACATCTTATTGTGATTGGTTACGTTGAGTATGCTCACGCTAATCATGGTAAGATTTATGTCAAGGTGATGAACGGATGGGAACTCGGTGAGTTGCATGATGTAAACACAAGTGGTGCGGTCAATGGTAGCGTATTGAAGTATAATGGGTCTATATGGGTTCCATCCTCTGACATTGACACCGGAATCACATCACTCAATGGATTGACTGCATTGAGTCAGACATTTGCGGTTGGTACGAGTGGGACTGATTTTAATATACAATCTCTTACAAGCACTCATACGTTCAACCTACCAGTTGCGAGTGGAAGCAATACGGGTAAGTTGAGTAATGTTGATTGGTTGACTTTTGATGGTAAGGAGAATGTACTTACTTTCTCCGCACCTCTATCAAGATCGGTAAACACAGTATCAATCCCCGTTGCCAATGCATCACAACCAGGGTACTTGGATTCTGCCGATTGGACAACATTCAATGCGAAGGTTACAAGTGTTAGTGCTACTTCACCTTTGTTTTCAACTGGTGGCAAGACACCAACTTTAACCATCCAACAAGCGAGTGCAAGTCAGAACGGATATTTGAGTTCAACCGATTGGACAACTTTTAACAATAAGCAAAACGCATTAAGTGGTACTGGTATTGTAAAGAGTACAAGTGGAACAATAAGCTATCTTACCGACAATACAATCAATTGGGATGCATCTTACAATAATATGATTGTGAGTGCATCGGTAACGGGTACTACGACCAAGACCTTGACCCTCACCCAACAAGATGCTGGAACTATCACCGCGAGTTGGACTGATGACAACACAGATGCGGTTACGAGTGTGTTCGGTCGTACTGGTGCTGTGGTTGCTACAAGTGGTGACTATACCACAACGCAAGTGACCGAGGGTACTAACCTTTATTATACAGAGGGTAGAGTGAGTGCTAATAGTGATGTTGCGGCGAATACTGCCGCAAGGCACAATGCGGTGACACTTGGAACGGCAAATGGACTGAGTTTAAGCACCCAAGCTTTGTCGCTTGGTTTGTCAAGTAGTAGTACAAATGGTGCTTTGAGTTCTACTGATTGGTCAACATTCAATGCGAAGCAGAACGCCATTACATTGACCACAACGGGTTCAAGCGGATCAGCGACATTGATAGGTGCTACGCTTAACATCCCAACTTATACTGTGACTGGACTCGGTGCAGTGCCAGATAGTAGGACAATTACAATAAATGGTGTGGTGTATGATTTGAGTGCGAATAGGACTTTTGAGGTAGGAGATTACGGAACTTTTTAAAGAACAACAATGGCGTATAAATTACAATTAAAGAGAGGTGCATCGGGGTCATTACCAACTGGGAGTGCTGGCGAACCTCTTTTTACTACCGATACAAATGACCTATATATAGGAACGGGTGGTGCAAACCAAAGGTTTCAGAAGTACATTGCAAGTGGGACATCGGCACAATTCCTAAAGGGTGATGGATCGTTGGATAGCAATACCTACTACCTAGCCTCCAACCCAAGTGCATATATCGCATTAACTGCATTAACTGCATCAGCACCTTTGTCGTATAATAACACAACGGGTGCGTTCACAATCTCCCAAGCGAGTGGGTCAACGAATGGTTATTTATCAAGCACCGATTGGACTACATTTAACAATAAGCAGAACGCTTTAACCAACCCCGTAACCGGAACGGGTACAACGAACTACCTACCTAAATGGACAAGTGGGAGTGCGTTGGGGAATAGTTTAGTATTTGATAATGGTACTAATGTGGGGATTGGTACTGCTACTCCAAGCACAAGATTTCAAGTAGTACAAACATTGAGTTACGATGGTATTAGAATTGTATCATCAAATGCAACAACTCAAAATACATTACAATTACATCACGATAACGATAAGGCAGTCATTGAAACTACTTACTTAGGTAGTGGTTCTTTTAAACCATTGTGCTTTAATACGCAAGGTGGCAATGTTTTGATAAATTCCGTAGTTGACAACGGAAATCGTTTGCAGGTCACGGGGAATGGGTATTTTAGTGGGAATGTGGGGATTGGAACTGCGACTCCAACATTTAAACTTCAAGTATATGATGCAGCAGGAACGAGTATGGTTGTTGGTGCTGCAACCGGAAAGACTTATGTATATGGTGATGATGCAGGAGGTACAATAGGTACAATTTCAGCAATACCATTAAGGTTTTCAACCAATTCAGTTGAACGTGCAAGAATTGACTCCTCCGGCAACCTCGGTCTTGGAGTAGTGCCGAGTGCGTGGGCGAGTGATTGGAATGTTTTTCAAATAGGAAGTATTTCATCTTTAAGTCAGTATAATAATAACAATTCTCTTTTACTTTCAAATAACTATTATAACTCTACAATAGCAGGAGTGGGGGCAAAATATATTGCTAATGGAACTGCCGGAGTTTATCAAATAAGCGGCAATAACCATTATTGGTACAACGCCCCATCCGGCACATCGGGTTCAGCAATAACATTAACCCAAGCAATGACGCTGACAGCAAGTGGCAGACTGCTTTTGGGAACGACTACGGAGGGGACGTACTTGTTGGATGTGAATGGTACGGGGAGGTTTAGTAGTAGTGTGACGGCGGGAACACCTTATGTTTCTTTTGATTCATTTAATGCAAGAGGTAAAATATTTTTAGATGATAGCACAAGAAGATATGTTACTCTTGGAATGGATTCTAATGTAGCAACAATTAATTGTGATTGGTATAGTGGTGCAGGTGGTGCAAGTCCAGATTTTGCAATAAAAACTAATGCAACAGAACGAATTAGAATCACCTCCGGTGGCAACCTATTAGTGGGAACCAGCGTTGATTCGGGGGAGAGGTTGCAGGTTTCGGGAAGTGCGAAGGTGAGTGATGCTACTCCAATTTTAACCATTAATGGCACAACAACAAGCATACCATTTGGGGTCGAATTTAGAGCAAGTGGTTTAGATGGTTACATAAAGCATACTCCGTTAACTGGTCTTTTAAATATAGCAAGTGGAAGAAGTGTCGGGTGGGGTGGGTTTATTACGTTTACAACTGATACAGTAGAACGAATGCGTATAAAATCAGATGGAATTATCAATCTTTCGAACGTACCAAGTTCAGCAACGGGATTAAGTTCGGGAGATATTTATAAAGATGCAAGTGGATTCCTTAAAATAGTTTAATATATAAAACAAATAAAAATGGCGAAACAAATCTCACCTATCAATGTATGGGTAAATGGCGAAAGCAAATCAGCACAGTACCTTCAAGTAACGGGCATTAATGACAACTACGAATCAAGTGCTACGAACTATTGGCAAATGTTCACAATGAATGTAGATGCTGAAGGGGTAGAATCACAAGGGGAATCTGTTGCACAAGGAAACCTCACAATCAGCGGTCAAGACTACATTGATTGGGGCAACCAACCCGCAATGGCAATAAATGATTGGATATATAATTGGGTGGCGGGAAAGCTGAATTTGACAATAATTTAGTAAATTTACCATAAAATATATACTATGAACCTAATTGAACTGAAGGCAAAAGCCTACGACATCCTTGCACAAATTGAGTACTTACAAAAGCAATTGCAAGAAACCAATCAAGCAATTGGAGAAGAAATGCAGAAACAAAATGGAGAACAAGCAAGTTGAGAAGAGATTGGGAATAACAATGGGTGAGTTAATGACTGCATCCATTGTTATCATTTCAGCTACATTGATGTTTTGGAAAACAACTGATGTGAGAATATCGGCATTGGAGATTCGTATGTCCAATAAAGAAAAGACCGATGACCAAATATCCATCAAGCTTGACAAACTTCAAGAAAGCATTAATGAGGTAAAAATAGCATTACAAAATAAAGAAGATAAAAAATGAAAAAGATTATCGCAAACTTCAAGACCTCCATTTTCGGAGCAGTTGCAGGACTTCCAATGATTGTTGAAGGTGTTGTAGCAAAAGATGTATCTAAAATTGCTATCGGGTTAGGTACTCTTCTCATCGGATTGTTCGCCAAGGACAATGATGTGAAAAATGACTGATACAAAAACGCTTGAAAGGATCAACCTCCTACATCCAAAAGTAAGAGAAGAAGTCCTTGAATTATATTATACAATAACTCGTGCCTTGACTGGTAGGTGTTATTGTCGTTTTGCGTACACTTTACGCACGTTTGCAGAGCAAGATGGGTTATATGCCCAAGGTCGCACAAAGCCTGGCAGAATCGTTACAAATGCTCGTGGAGGGTATAGCTACCACAACTACGGACTCGCGATAGATATAGTGCTTATCAAAGATGGCAAAGAGGCTATTTGGGACACCAAAGGTGACTACGATGGTGATGGTAGAAGCGATTGGCAAGAAGTGGTGACAATATTTAAGCAATACGGATGGGAATGGGGAGGAGATTGGAAGTTTACTGATGCTCCACACTTTCAAAAGACATTTGGTTACTCGGTCAAACAATTACTTGATATGAAGATTAAGAACAAAGTTGATGCCAATGGCTTTGTTAAGATATGAAAAAGGTAAACTTAGCAAGGGAATATCGTAACAAATATGGCAATGATATGCCAACGCTTAAACTTGCAAGGATTATGTATAATGATAATCCTTTAATTTTTAGTGGAGTTGAACACGCGAGAACTGCACTAAGAATGATTGAGCATAAATTGGGTAACCCTAAACGAGTAATAAAAAGTATTGATATGCCCGAAAGACCCAAGAACCCATACAACTTACCAGAGTCGGATGAGGCAATATATGAACCTTATGACCTAAAAGCGAAGCGGTTGTTGGTTCTTTCTGACATTCACATCCCTTACCACAACATTGAGAGTCTAACTTGTGCTTTTGATTTTGCAAAGAAGGAGAAGCCTGATGCCATCCTTTTGAATGGAGATACCTTAGACTTTTTTGGGTTGTCACGATTTGCTAAAGACCCTAAAGCAAGATCATTTGCACATGAACTAAAGACATTTAAGGAGTTCATGGATATACTAAAAAAGACATTCAATGCCAAGATTTATTTCAAGGTTGGAAACCACGAAGAACGCTACTTCCATTTCCTTTGGATGAAGGCACACGAGATTGTTGGGGTAGAGGAGTTTGAATTGGAGAATATCATCAAGTCAAGAGCAGAAGGGATTGAGATAATAAAGGATAAAAGAATTATAAAGGCTGGTGATTTGAATGTGATGCATGGTCACGAATTTGGTGGATCGGTATTCTCACCAGTCAATATCGCCAGGGGACTATTCCTTAGAGCAAAAGTTTCAGCAATGCAAGGTCATAACCATCAGTCCTCCTCCCATACCGAAAGTGATATGAACGGAAACATAATTACTACTTGGTCGCTTGGTTGCTTGTGTGAACTTCATCCGGCATATCTACCAATCAACAAATGGAATCATGGCTTCGCAATAGTAGATATTGATGGTCAGGACTTCGAGGTAAGGAACAAAAGAATACATAAAGGTAAAATCCTATAATCATGGAAAATGACCTCATTTTAGGAGAAGAAGAAGAGGTTGAGGAGATTATTGAGGAGATATCTTATAGCGAATATATACACGCCTCAGTTGAGGTGTTGACATTCCTTGAAAGTGCGAATCCTATGACAAAAAGCGAGGTGAAAAGGGTTGAGAACCTAAGAAAGATGTGCTTTGAGATGTTGGAAATATCGGTAAAATTCATGCACTCTACATTGATAAACGAATAGCAGTTTGGGTTCGATGGTTGTTTTTTTTCCCCCCTTATTTCTATGAGGGGGTTTGTTTTATATATTATAAAAAGAAATATATATAAACTTTGTACTTTGTATATAAAACATTCATATCTTTGCTAAAACAAATTACAATGAAAGAAATCAAAGAACTACGAAAAAGAAAAGGTCTAACCCAAGAGAAGCTTGCTTCCCTTAGTGGCGTTACCACAGTTACGGTCAATCGTGCCGAGAAGTCTGGCAAGATGCGTCAGTCCACTTACATCAAATTACTTAACACTTTAAACCAACTTGAAGATGCTATATCTATGCCTGTTCATTCTGGGTTGTAGTGCGGTCGCGTTAATAGTGTTATGTAAAGAAAAAAAACAATCACCAATAAAAAGAAAAAGCCTTTATGAAATCCCATCAGCATTTTGGGATGAGTACAACTCAATAACCCTTGACATTTATTATATGTCAATTGCAAATTGCGAAACGATAAGATATAAAATTGAGGATTTTGAGTACAAGTACAGTCAGACAATAGACTCCCAAATATATCACGATAGGATGGGAGAGATACTTAGGAACTACAAAGCAAAGCATCAACTTATAACCAATAAAAACAAGTAAAAATGGGACTACAAAATCAAAGTCAAGGCGGATCAAAAGTGTTTTTGTCTATTAGCAATGGTAAACTCGTTAGGAGTTTCAAAGAGAAAGTTGAAGGGTCAGTATCAAGGGTTAACAAAGCAGGTCGTGAAGTTCACGAGATGTTCTACGATTCACTCGAAGGCATCATCAAAAGTGTTGACACCAAAGATGGTGACTATGGTAAGTTTCTTGTTGTAAACGTTGAAAGCAATGGTGTTAACTACCAGCTTGAAATGAACTACTCTTCTGGCTATTCTGCAAGCTTTCTCAAGACTCTTCCAAATGTAAAGCTTAGTGATAGAGTAACAATCACTCCCAAGTTGACAATTGAAGGAGATAAGAAGAAAAGTGTTATCTTCCTTAACCAAGGTGGTGGGTTGAAGTGGTTCTTCACCAAGGACAATCCAAATGGTATGCCTGACCTGACAAAGGTTAAAATCAAAGGCAAGGAAACCTGGGATGATAGCGATAGAATGGAGTTCTTAGAGAACTATGCCAAATCACTTTTTGGTGGTAGCAAGGCACAAGCAATAGAAGAGGAAGCACCCTTCTAAACAATAGACAAGGTTGGTGTAATCGGGAATGAATACCGACTTGGGTAGCATCCGCAAAAATGCGGAGATGTGGGTTCGAATCCCACACCTTGTCCTCACTTTTTAAACAAATACTATGCAAAATTTCAACATTGACATCAACAAAGGTAGGATTGAGTTCATTGACAATCGGTTCTACGCTACGGAGAATGGGAACTACGTTCCATCAGTAACCACAATTTTAGAGGCTTACCCAAAGGATGCAGCGTTTTTCAAATGGCTCAAAGATGTTGGCTCCGATGCTGACACCATTCGTGATGAGGCTGGCAAAAGAGGGTCACTCGTGCATGAACTCACAGAGAAGTACGATCAACACGAAGAGGTGACCTTTGTCAACCAAAATGGTAAGCCTAAATACAAAATGATGGAGTGGGCAATGTTTGAGAGATATGTTGACTTTTGTAATACCCAATCCCCAAAGATGCGTATGATGGAGATGCACTTCTCATCCGATGTGCTTGGGTTCGCGGGGACAGTTGACAGAGTGCTTGAAATAAATGGCAAGGAGTATCTTGTTGACATAAAGACATCCAACAATATGCACAACTCGTATTGGTTGCAATTAGCGGCTTATAATGAACTCTTGAAGGAATATGACTACCATGTTGAAGGAGTAGCTATTTTGTGGCTAAATGCCAAGACCAGGACTGCCGGGAAGGGTGGTGCAATACAAGGCATTGGGTGGCAACTATTGACCAGAACTTTGGAAGAAAGCGAGCAAGATTGGAAAACATTCCAAACAACCTTTGACCTTTGGAAGTCAATCAATGAGGACATAAAGCCAAAAAGAACATCTTACCAACTAACACATAAGAAAAATGAAGGATAAAATAGTAGAGAAAGTAATTGAGAAGTTCAACCAAAGGTCACAAAGAGGCATCTCAAAGTATGGATGCACGCTTGAACGCAATGACCTTGATGTAGAGGATTGGATGGAACATTTACAAGATGAACTTATGGATGCGATTTTGTATCTTGAACGTATGAAAAGGGACATAAATGGGGAGTAGCGTTGTTAGCTTCATTCATCACCTAAAGCTTGCTGATGAGTATGCAAAGGACTTTGTTCGGTCAGCACCAGGCACTCGTGGAGCAGTCATATTTGACAATTACTCTAAACGAATTGCTTGGATATTTAGAGATGTTATAACCTATCCCCACTTTGGAGATGAGGTGAGAGAAGGAATGAGAAGAGAGATTGCAAGCGATGCTTTTTCCTACGACTCCTTGATTGAGAAAGTGGCACTCCTAAACCCAGAACAAAGAGATATGCTTGAAGGCTTGCTAACCGATATTTTAAAAGGAAAGACAGTTGAAATAAATATTTTATGACCCCTTACGAACTTTGGCAACTTGAAACTTATGGCAACTATTACGAAGAAGATGAAACGCAACATGATGTTGAACCCGATTTGGATTAAATGCCGACTCTGCAAATCTTTATACACTATAACACTTAAAAAACAATCACTATGTCCGAAATGCAATTGCCTAAATGGGGTGACCTCAACATCAACGAAAGGCACAAACTACTTGGAGAGTTAATTGATGCCATGATCTACTCTGGCGAAGCCGTACAAGAGTTACAAACAATAGTCGAGCAATTTAGAATGATGGGATATGTAAGAAGCGTAATACTTCCTCAAAATGTTGACCATGAGGCTTAGAGATTACCAAGAGGAAATAAGCGACAAGGCGGTCAAGTTATTGCAAACGTATAAGATTGCATACTTAGCAATGCAAGTCAGAACCGGCAAGACCCTCACCGCCATTGCTACTGCTCATAAATTTGGTGCAACAAAGATTCTCTTCATCACTAAAAAGAAAGCTATTAGTGACATCCTAAAGCAACGTGATGAATATGCAACATCGTTGCAAATATTTGTCACTAACTACGAGCAACTCGGCAATGTTCACGAATCATTTGACATTGTCATCATTGATGAGGCACACTCTCTTGGTGCTTTTCCTAAGCCAAGTGGTAGGACAATAGAGATGAAGAGGATTTGCATAGGTAAGCCTATCATTTATTTGAGTGGCACTCCGCACCCCGAGTCCTATTCACAACTCTACCATCAGTTCTGGGTTAGTAGTTACTCACCATTTGACCATTACAAGACTTTCTACAAATGGGCGAGTGACTATGTAAACATCAAAAAAATGATGATAAATGGTCAATCGTTCAATGACTACAAGCGTGCCGATGAGAAGATGGTGATGGAGGCGTGCAAGCACTTGTTCATTACTTACACCCAAGAGGAGGCTGGATTTGTATCATTTGTACAAGAAACTGTACATCATGTAGAAATGCAAGAGTCAACCTATAAGTTTGCGGAGAGGCTACGCATTGACAAGATAATGACCAATAAGGATGGAGAGGTGGTGCTTGCCGATACTGCGGTAAAGTTGATGCAGAAGCTACACCAAATCTTTAGCGGATCAGTCATTGTAGATGAACCAGAGAGGATAGGCAAGGTGTTTGACTACACAAAGGCTAACTATATAAAGGAGAAGTTTGTAGGTCAAAAGATAGCTATTTACTATAAGTTTATAGCGGAGGAGATGGCAATAAGGTATGTTTTTGGGTCGGAAAACTTGACAACTGACCCGGTAGCATTTAATGAGTCAACCAATTTGGTGTTCATTTCACAAATCCAATCGGGTCGTGAAGGGGTCAACATTAGCACTGCTGATGCCCTGGTGTTTTATAACATTGACTTTAGTGCGGTGTCGTACTTCCAATCTCGTGCAAGAATCCAAACGAAAGATCGTACGAAAGATGCCAATATTCATTGGATATTTAGCAAAGGTGGGATTGAGGATAAGATATATAAAGCTGTGATGGATAAGACTGACTACACTACTAACATATTTAAAAAGGACTACCTATGAAGCTTTTTATATATATTTTAACAGTTTTATATTTTGTAATTGTATCTATTCCCGTTTTTATCATTATTTTTATTGCCTCACAAACATTTTATACACTTAAAAGTTTAATAAAACGCTTATAAACGTAGTAAATCACCTTAAAAACTAAAACAATTAAACTATGGCACAAAAAACTACAAGTTCAATTACCGAATACATAAAGGGCAACCAAAGGAGGAAAAATGCAAGGTGGTTGATTAGAGATGGTGAGTGGTTGTTTGAGATGCAGAACGGCATCTGGGGGTCGCAAGAACTATTTGATGAGTTCTACCCGACCTATGAATACGTTAAGTTTAATGACAAAGGGAATAATCCCGATAAAACTAAGATAAGATGACTCACGGATCACTATTTTCAGGTATTGGTGGATTTGATTTAGCAGCAGAATGGATGGGATGGGAGAATAAATTCCATTGTGAATGGAATGAATTTGGGCAAAAAGTCCTACATCACTACTGGCCGAATGCTGAACAATTTACTGATATAAAAAAATCTAACTTTACTAAATATGCAAACAGAATTGATATTCTCACAGGAGGATTCCCTTGTCAACCATACTCAAGTGCAGGAAAACGACTTGGAAAAGAAGATGACCGCCACCTCTGGCCGGAAATGCTTAGAGCAATTCGAGAAATTCAACCGCGTTGGGTCGTGGGCGAAAACGTTCGCGGACTTACTAATTGGAATGGAGGGGTGGTATTCGATGAAGTGCAAGCTGACCTGGAAGCTGAAGGCTACGAAATTACACCGTTTCTACTTCCAGCTTGTGCCGTCAACGCCCCACACCGTAGGGACAGAATCTGGTTTGTTGCCCACTCCACTCGCACAAGCGAGAGAACAAACCAACTTCGAGGCATACGACCAGAGAATGGAGAGATTGGTAGACAAAGGTCACAAACCATTCACGATGCCACTCGACCAAATGGCATTGAGGGGATTGCTACCAACACCAAGGGCATTGACAATTCAGGAGAGTTTGGAAACTTGGGAAGCAAGGAAAAAGAGAATGGAACAAGAAGGGAAGGAAATACCATCACCCAATCTCCATATTTTAGCACTGAAGGGGATGTTGCCTACACCAAGAACATCAGACGAGAGGATGCATTGGAAAACAGAAAATTGGAAAGGGGACGATTTGGGCAGTCATATCAACGAAATGCTTGGGACTCGTTCCCATCTGTCTCCCCAATTTGTATTGGAAATGATGGGATTTCCGACAGATTGGACTCTATTACCTTTCCTAAATGGCGAAACGAATCCATCAAAGCAGGAGGAAATGCAATAGTTCCGCAAGTAGTTTATCAAATATTTAAAGCAATAGAACAATATGAAAGAATCACAACTACAAACAAAAGTAGCTAAGAAGCTAAAAGATCATGGGTGGTTTGTTACCAAGCTTATTGCCACCTCAACACCTGGGATTTGTGACCTGATGGCAATTAGGAAAGGGGTAGTCATAATGTTGGAGATTAAGACTGATAAAGGGGTGGTATCGGAATTGCAGAAATATATGATTGAGAAGCTGAACAAGATGGGTGTTTTTGCGAGAGTGGTGACGTGTATTGAGGATATTGACATACATTGCTATAAGGAATATTGAGCATCAATACAAAGTTTTTTTTTATATACTAAAACAATAACTATGTACACTTTTAAAGGTAAAATCAATCGCGTTTTGAACAACGGCATCATCAACATCACATTTGACCTTGGGTTTGGGATGACCCATACAAGCAATTGCTTATTGCACAATGTTGCCATCTTGGGTGACCATGAGGAGAAGGCTGGTAGGATGCTTAGAGAGTTGATGCCAGTAAACAGTCTTGTTTATGTTAACTCGGTCAAACTTGACCAACATGGTCGACCAATTGTGAAGATTTTCACATTCTTTGATGATGGGCATTTGGACAAGATCAGCGTGAACGATTACTTATTAATGGAGAACTTATCATGGTAACTAAATACTTAGAACAAGGCATCAACACTATTGCTGTAAATGAAAATAAACAGGCTATTTTCCCTTGGAAGGTGTACCAAGAGCAAATGGTAAGCAAGGAGGAATTAAGCCGTCAAATGTCAGATAATAGGGCAAAAGGAGTGGCGATTATTTGTGGGTCGGTAAGTGGTAATGTTGAGGTGATTGACATTGATACGAAATACGAAACGTATGACCTATGGGAGGCTATAAAAGGTGCAATTCCCCACGATTTGTTCCTTAAACTACACATTGTAAAAACTAGAAGTAATGGCAAACACCTCATCTATAAATGCGAGGCGATTGAAGCAAATCAAAAGCTTGCACAACGACTACCGACATTGGAAGAGGCAAAGAATAACCCTTCCATCAAATCTTATTGCATTATTGAAACAAGGGGAGAAGGTGGATATGTTGTTGCACCGCCTACATCGGGTTATGAAGTCGAGCAAGAAGGCATCAATGTTATAACATCGGATGAACGAGAGGTGTTGTTTGAGATTATGCGGTCATTCAACGAGATATTTGAAGAGCAAGTAATTGAAGCACACCAGAGGCCGTCAACCAAGGAGTATGGGGTATCGCCATTTGATGATTACAATAGGCGTGGAGATATTGTTGACCTGATGCAGAGGAATGGTTGGAAGGTAGTGAAGCAAAATAGTGAGAGGATTTATTTTCTTAGACCAGGGTCGGGTGCCGAGCATAGTGGATCATGGAACGTAGGAATGGGATTATTTAGCGTTTTTTCGGTGAACACCCCATTTCAAGTACAGAAAGGGTATAAGCTTAGTGCAGTTTTTGCCATATTGGAATGTGATGGTGACTTTAAACTGGCTGCACGAAAGCTGCTTGACTTGGGGTTTGGAGAAAAAAAAACATCCTTCGGTGATAGGGTAGAGAGGGAGTTGTTTACCAAGAGGAATGATGGGGCATCTAAGGATGATTTGATTACGATTTTAGTTAAAAAACACAATAAAAGCGTTGAAGATGCAAAGGTGATGGTTGATGAACTTGATGCAAGGTGGGGAGAGGAGATTTGCACGTTCTGGGATGTTGATGATAAAGGGGTGGCATCTATAAATAGATACAAATTGCAAGTATTTTTAGTCACAAATGGTGGGTTTAGGCTTTACTTCTACGATAGTGGGTCAACCATTTATAGGTTGATCAGGGTAAAGGATGGGTTTGTGGAGGAGGCATCAACGGAGCAGATAAAAAGGTTTATAAAGGACTACATTGACAAGCTACCCGACTCGTTTGATGGAGGAGTCACGCCACAAGACTTGTTGGAGTTGATTTATAAAGGTGCGAGCATTTTCTTCTCTGATGCCTACTTTGAGTTTTTTGATAGAGCAAACTTGGAGTTTCTAAAGGATACCAAGGATGAAGCTTTTTTCCCGTTCAAGAATGGTGTAGTAGTAGTTGCAAAAAATGCAATAACTCTTAGGTCGTATGGGGAATTGGGTAAAGTAGTATGGAAAACGCAAGTAATCGACCATTTCATTGTACTTGAAGATGATATTGAACTTGCGAAGATTGAATATTTTAGGTTTATTGAACGGATTTCGGACAATGATACAGATAGGTATATCTATGCTCTTGGGTTGATAGGCTATTTATTGCACAATTATAAAGACCCATCACGCCCATTCTCGGTAATCCTGGCTGAAGAAACTGAGAAGGAAGCCAATGGTGGTGGGACTGGGAAGGGAATATTTGTAAAGGCATTGGGTTACCTTTTGAACATTGTTCGGGTGGATGGGAAGAACTTCAAATTTGACAAGTCGTTTGCTTTTCAAAGGGTTGACCTTGATACAAGGATCTTGGCGATTGAGGACACTCGAAGGAACGTGGATTTTGAGGGTTTTTACTCAATAATCACAGAAGGTATCACAGTAGAGAAGAAGAACAAAGATGAACTTTTTATCCCTTATAAGGATTCACCAAAGGTGATGTTTACAACGAATTATACGATTCCTAACTCTGGTAACCATGCTAAAAGGAGGCAGAAAGTGTTGGAATTTAGCGGATATTTCGGGCCAACCAGGACTCCGGAGGATGAATTTGGACATAAGCTTTTTGACGATTGGGACAAAGACGAATGGAATCGGTTCTATAATTTGATGTTTGAAGCGGTACAGGGATACCTTGACTTTGGAGTGCTGGAAGTCAAGTCGAGTGACAAAATTAAAAGGAAGCAGATCAGGGTGCAGTTCGGAGAGGAGTTTTTGGAGTTTTTGATGAGTGTATATGAGGAGCAACCAGGGTGGATAAAGTTAGAACAATTATATAATGATTTTATAACAATGAGTGGGTTTGAAAAGAAGGATTATAGTGTAAAAAGGTTTACCAAGGGGATTGAAGAATCGTGTTCCATTTTAGGGATCATGTTAAAAAATAAGAGGGATAAAGGGTCGGGAGGGAAAAAGTTATATAATTTTAATATTGAAAAAAAGACAGATGATGAATTTTTTTAATATGACATATAGTTAGGTAACATGAGATTTTGGTTTTAACATCATCTTAACACCATTTTAACATCATTTTTGATAGCTAAGTGGTTGATAATCAATTTGGATACGCGATTAACATCATTTTTCTTACTTTTTAGGGTACACCCTAATTTTTTTGGAAAAGTATAGTGTATAGAAAAGATAGAAATGATGAAAATATCGTGTTATCGTGTTACCTACTAATTTTTTGTATTTTATTTGGTTAACCAGATTGGTGCGAAATGATATAAATATTTTTAGGGATTTTTGGTGGAGATTTTTGGGGATTTTTGTCAACCAGGTTGGGGATTTTTGGTGGGGGTTTTTGCCTGGGGGTTTTTGGCGGTTGGGAGTTTTTGGGTATACCAATACTTTAACTTAATAACATGATATCTTAAACACTTTAAAAAAGTCAATTCAAATGGTATAAATAATAGGCTACTATGCATAGCAAGGTACTTTGTAATAAATTAAACTAAAACTATATGTTAACTTGTCAAAATTTACTTTCTGTCATTTCCTTTGTATCTGGTCAACCCGAAAATGAAATATTAGGTACTTCGCGGGCTCGTGGCTTGGTTCTTTGTCGCCATGTTTACTATCATATTGCACGCGAAAAAATGGGCCTTAAATTGGCTCAAATTGGGTCATTTTTTAATCGCGATCATACGACAATAATTCACGGCCTTAATAAGGTTAATGATATGGTAAGCATAAATGATGATATAACTTGCCAATTCATTGAACAGGTCAATACCTTAATTCGGGAAAAATACTTAATACCTACCCGCATAGTGGTAACGATACCACACGACGCGGAAACGGAAAGTATAATTCAATACCTTTCTGGTAATGGTTGCGAAATTGATAGAATTAGCCTAAATTTTGACAGTAATCATACATAACAAAAAAAACCCCATTTTATTGGGGTGTGTGGATGTTTTGACATGTTACTAAAATATTTGATTCAAGCCATGAAGAAACATAATTTTCACCGGTTGAATTGTCAATATATACAACAAGGTCATTTAATGTGATATAAAAAACATCATCATTTACACGCTCAATTTTAAGATTGTCAAAAGTTACTGTTTGCATTGTTTTGTTTTTTAGTGAGGAACTCAGGACAGTATTGCTCTGTCTTCGCTCTTTGCTCTGAGTTATTGCCTAATTTATAGGCAGTTTGCATCCTGTAATTGGCCAATAATTAACCCGGCTACAATTAAGGCAATAATTAATTTGAAAAGCTGTTTATCTATCTTCATTGCTGTAATTTAATGAGATGAAACGATCGAAATAGGCATTCTCTTGAGCATCTATGTAGCTTTTTGTATTGTTACATTCCCGCTGATTATCTATGTAACTTTTGCAGTATATTTTGCGATTTACATAATCGTAGTAAAATTGCTCACCTTTATTAATCTTTGTGCCTGTCTCGTTACATCTTCCGTTAAATTTTGCAGTTAATAATTTCATGATATTTTATTTTAGTATTGATTAATTACAAAACCAGTAGTATCTTTTTTAGCGTCACCTTTGGCCTTTAATCCAACAATAACATTGGTAGGGTCAAAATACCTGAGGTCTGACTCGTCACCGTTTATGACTTGAATGCCGCCGTATGTATCCGGCAATTCAGCGGAAAAAACTGCCGCAATATTGCCCCCCATGTTGATTACCTCAAGACATTCATCAAAGTTTGTCTCTGACTTAGAGAAAGTTAATTTGTAGTTAGTACCAAAATAACGCTTATAAACATTAATATTTTTGGTGTAATCGTAGAAAAGCAATTTAGAGTAAAAGCCATCAAGAAAATCAATACCGGTGTATCTTTTAAGCAAACTTAAATGGTCTATGTCAGATGTCCCGTTTAAACGTATTGCAATACGCTGATTAATTAACTTATCATGAATTTTGAGGAGTTCATTGGCCAATTGAATGTAAAAAGCTTGCCTATCATATGCCCAAAATTTTGCTTTATTTATGCGGGATAATTGCACATTGCTGAATCTTCCGCGACCTGCTGAATATAAGCAGCTTGCTTTACAGCCTGCTGATGCCATGGGGCAAAGATTGTGAGTGCCAATTATATCAGATGGAGCAAGGTAAAGGATGAAAGTCTGTAAATTGTTTTTTGCTGTCTTCGTATTGGTTGATCCATCAGACAGTAAATTTTTTACAGGCTTGTAGCTTTGTTGGATTTGTTTTGTTGATGTTGTTTGCATTGTTTAAAGTTTAATTAGTGTATAAAATTTGATTAGATTACATTCCAGGCGGCAAGGTTAAAAAGAATAATGCCGGCGAAAATTGCGATAATTGCGAAAATTGATTTCATGATAGTTTTGTTTTAATTGTTTTAATTATTTCATAAAGCTAAGGAATAAATATCAATTTAATATAATTTTTATGTATTTATTTTTAAATATTTATTTCAATGATATGTAAACAAATAAATATCAATACTTTATGAAATTTGTATTTAATTTTATGTAATGAAACGGAAAGGCTTTTATATCAAGAAAAACCCGAAAGGATTGTATCTGAACATTTTTAAACCTGACTTTATTCAGTACATTAATGATCAAACTGGTGAATGGGTAAAATTCAGTATATACGAAAAGATTAACGATCCCAAGGGATTTACCCATAATATGGAATTGATTCAACAAAAAGATAAGGAGCAAGACAACCATACTAAATTGATAGACTAATTGAAAATCAACACGCGAACGCATTTGATTTCAATCTAAATTCAAAACTAATGTTGCAAGACAAAACCCTGGAAAGGCTAATTGAAAAGCGAAAAGAAACAAGAGGAGGAGCAAGACCTGGAGCAGGTAGGAAAAGAAAACTGGAGGAGGAGGAAATAATACAACGCCTTGATCCAATGGCCCCGGACGTATTCAAACAACTGCATAACAAGATTAAAGAGGGCGACATGAAAGCCATCCAATTGTTTTGTGCCTACTATATTGGCCTACCAACCCAAAAAATCGAAAGCAAGATAGAAGGAAACCTCAATCAGATAGCCATTGAAATAATCAAGCCAAATATATTGTTACAAGATAATAGGACAGTACAGATAGAAGAAAGTAATAATACATAAAATATTGTTATTCATTGCTTTGCGTCTCTATTTAACATAATATACGTTATAAGGGATGCTAACATTGTTAGTATTGGCAAGGTTGACCCAATGGCCCGCCATACGATGGGGGGGACTTAAAGAAATTACTTTTTTGGGCCGGCCATATAAAGACGCAAAAATAAAAGTAGTCTACACAACCTTCATATCATTGCCATATACGATGACCCCCTCTAAAACCATATCTTTTCAAATGGTAAACCCATTCCCCAAATTTTTTTTATTTTTTAAACTTACCTTTGGTAGACCCAACAATAACTAAGACAAAATGAATGCTACTTTACAAACGAACAAGATTTACGAGATACTGCAAGAAAGTGACAAACGCATCTCAGTCATGCAAGGAGGATCAAGAAGCGGTAAAACTTATAACATTCTCATTTGGTTTATAGTTAAGTTGCTTCAAGAGAATGGCAAAACGCTTACGATTGTCAGGCAATCGCTTCCATCTATTAAGGGTTCGGTACTTAGGGACTTTGTTGATATACTTACAAAGCTTAACATATACTCGGAGGACAACCACAACAAGACAGAGCAGATTTACACATTGA